TCATACGCTAAAGTAAAAGACATATTAGCTGGTAAGCTAAACCAAAATGATTATCGTGTAACCTACAACGAAAAACTAGGCGCACTTGATTTAGTTGATGTTAAGCGACCAACAGAGTTTAAAAAGAAACATGTATGGGTTGGCTGGCTAAGTGTAGGGGAATCAGATTTAAATGTATATTGTCCACTTAGAGTTATGCTATTTGCAGATACAGGAATACTCAGGGTAGAAGCAAGCAGGGAATGGTCGACTAGTTTACAAGAAACAATGAATCGTACTACAGACCTAGAAGACATACCTTTCTTCATTAGTGAAATCGATGACCCGCATCAGCTTCTTGGCCATGACAAAATTACGCTTGTTGACATCATCGAACGAGGCTATTGGGAAAAACGTCTTTGGGCATTTATGGAACACGATAATGTTCAGCGATTGCTTTATCAAGGCCTACAAATTAGGATTAACATGCCTCCTGTAGCAAGTGAAATTTCTTTTACTAGAGTAAACCAATACAGCCCATTTACAGGTATTGTTGATGAATCGTCAATTATTAGTCATATTGGTCGCGGCAGGCATATTTCAGTGTTTACCAAGGATGGCGGAATATGGGCTCAGAGCCACTATGAAAAGGGTAATGCAATTGACCACTTAGTAGGAAATTTACGAGTGGCCATAGTTAGGGATAACGACCCTGATGCTTTTGTTGCTTGGGCCGAATTACCTGCACTCATGTTAAGACAGAATCATCCATTTGAAATATTAACAGATTGGCAGCACATGAGCCCTCCAAGTCTGTTATATAAGGCTAATAATATTGATATAGGAGTGATAGTTTGAAAACCCCAATTAGTGAATTTGACGTAGTGTTTATCAGCTACGACGAACCAAACGCAGACGAAAATTACGCAGACTTGTTAGAAAAGTGCCCATGGGCCAAGCGCAGCCATGGTGTATATGGTAGCGATGCTTGTCATAAAGCGGCAGCAAAGTTAGCCGAAACAGAACGCTTTATTACAATTGATGCCGACAATAAAGTTCGCCCAGACTTCTTTGAACTTGAGTTAGACCTGACAAAGTTCGACCGCAGTGATGTACTAAGCTGGAGTGGCAAGAACGTTATCAACGGACTTGTGTACGGTAATGGTGGCGTTAAATTATGGCCAAAGAAAGTCGTTGAACAAATGCGTACACACGAAGCTGTTGATGGTGGCGCAGGAGCAGTTGACTTTTGCTGGGATATTCACTACCATCAGTTAAACAACATCTACTCTGATGTATTCAATAATTCTACTCCCTATCAAGCATATCGTGCCGGATTCCGCGAAGGTGTAAAGCTTGCGTTAATTGATGGTCGTCCAATGGATTGGCGTCAAATTGCCGACAAGAACAATTTCAAGAACCATCGTAGACTATTAGTATGGATGAGCGTTGGCATGGATGTTCAAAACGGACTATGGGCAATGTATGGTGCCCGTCTTGGGTGCTACTTAACTAACCTTCGTAAAGACTGGGACTATAAATTAGTAGCAGATTTTGAATGGCACAATGCATATTGGGCTGAAGAAGTAGTGCCACAATTTGCCGGTACTGAAGTTACATGTCCAGTAAGCAAGTATTCATACGATCAATCTAAGCTTATGGAAGAAACTAAAAAACTAGGAAGGGTTCTGCACCAAGATTTGCGATTGGAAATTGCAGACCTTGATGAAGCAGGAAGTAGATTTTTCAAAGCGAGTTATTTTAATCCTCATCGTTTAGGACCTACAGTCAAAGAAAGCGATGTAGAACAATTTATTGCGGAGTAATTGTTGCTAGATGTTTTCTTTATTACAATGGGGGAGGAAGGTAGCGATGCTAACTGGCACCGCTTACTAGAATTTGCCCCTAATGCCAAAAAGATAGAAAATATCAAAGGCATATACAATGTGCATTTAGAATGCGCTAAACAAAGCACAACTAAAAATTTCTGGGTAGTAGATTCAGATGCATGGATAGTTAACGATTTTACATTCAACTGGGAACCAGATCCTAATACAACTCACTGGGGAACACCAGAGGACGAATGTGTTGTTGTTTTTTCTAGTTTAAATCCCGTAAACGGGTTAACTTATGGCTACGGAGCAGTCAAACTCTTTCCTAGACAGCCATTCTTAGATAACAAGGTTTGGCAAATAGACATGAGCTCGTCAATTGCCAAGGTTGTACTTTCTAAGAATATTATCAGTTGCGAAACACGATTTAATGCTACACCCGAATCAGCTTGGGTTGGAGCATTTAGGGAATGTGCCAAGTTGTCTAGCCTATCAATGGTAAAGACTCGTGTACGCAAAGCCGTTGATGCAGAAGCACAAGCATTAAAAGATCTTGAATCTTATATTAGATCGCAGTCGTGGGATGACAATAAACGATCTAATTATCGTAAATCACAAACTTTACTAATACACGAGCGATTCAAAAATGAAAAAAGTATATTTGCATACTGGGAAGAGATTGAAACGCATAGTCAAAGAAGATTGACATGGTGTACACACGGATGGGACCAACCTAATGGAAAGTTTGCAATACTCGGTGCTCAGGCCGGTAGCAAATTTGGACTTGAAAATAGTGATGATCTGGCGTCACTAAATCTTATCAACGACTGGGAATGGTTAAAAAGGGAATTTAAAAATGTCAATGTTTAAAGCGGCACTAAAGGCCAATCTTAGTAATAAAACCTTAGCAGATTTTCCAGTAGTCTTCTTAAGCTTTGATGAACCAAACGCAGACAAGCATTGGGAGTTGCTACAAAATGCAACACCCCACAAAAATATAGCAAGAGTACACGGAGTAGTTGGCTTTGATGCCGCACACAAAGCCGCCGCAAACCAGTTCCCGTCCAGTGAATATGTTATAACCATAGATGCAGACAACCAAGTTGATAAGAATTTTTTTAAAAGGCCAGCCCCTGACGGTCTAAATGGAAAAATTAGTTTTACTTGGGGCGGCCGACAATATACAAATGGTCTTATGTATGGCAACGGAGGCATAAAGCTATGGAGCACTGAGCATTTGGCGAATATGCGTAGCCATGAAGCATCTGATAGTGAACGTGATGCTGTTGACTTTTGCTGGGATTTTACAAGATATAAAGATTTACCTGGCTGCTACTCGACCGTTTATACAAACGGCAGTCCATATCAGGCATTTCGTGTAGGGTTTCGAGAAGGCGTTAAGCTCAGTATGGAGCAAGGTCGTGTGTTAGCATTTGACGAATGGACTACTACCATGCACGCCGCAAACTTTCAAAGATTGATAACTTGGATGACTGTTGGAACTGATGTTGAAAACGGTGCATGGAGCATATACGGTGCCAGACTAGCAGTTAAATTATTGCAGTACGACGATTTTGATTTTGTTAATATTAGGGACTACGATTGGTTTAGCAATTTCTTCCAGGAAGAACAAAAACACAATCCAATTAAGGCAAGTAAGAGTCTTGGCAAACAGATTAGCAAAGGGCTTGGTTGGATATTGCCAGACTTAGATGATGATCAGAGTAAATTTTTTAAGATGACACAACTACATCCAGCAAAAGCACTTACGTATGAAGATGTAGAGTGGAGAACAAATTTAAAAATGTTTGGGTGGTTCAATGGATAAAAATGCAGAGCTACGTAGCTCAATAATTTATTTTGTTGATGAAGCAATCGGTTGGCGTAAAAGCTTGCATCATTTCCAACGGTGGTTGGAAACAGGAGAACAAGTAGAACTTGAAAATTTAATCATTGAAGTTGGTAGAGAACATTTTTTTGACTTTTATCCATTGTTAAATGCAGTAAAAGAAAATAACGATAAGGAAGGGTTGCTGACAATACAACATGCACTTAGGCGAGGCATTTTTGTTCCTGAATCATGGGAAGGCCCAGGCGGCAAAAAACTTGAAGCAATTGACTTAATGTTCAACGATGACTTATTCAACAATGCGTCGGCTTGGTGGAGACTCAGGGACTGGGCCGAAAACAATAATAGAATTCACAACGTAGACGGAATATCAGTAGTTGCATTAGCGCATCAAATCATCGTTGACGCAAGATCAAACTTCTTTAGATTATTTGACCTATTTGAAATACTATTAGGTAGTAATACTTTATTGTCATGCATAAACAATACAGATATTAATAAATTTGGAAAAGCAGTTGCTACATATTATCCGTTGCAAGCCAAGCACATTGACAGGTTAGCATCAGCAGTTAATAATAATCAAACGTTAAACTGGAAAGATGCATTAAGCAGGAACCAAGTAAGAAGTAAACTATGGTTACTAGATAAAATTGAGGAATCGTCTCTTTATCCTTCTAAAAGAAAGATAACAGACCCGGAGCATACAACATTTATAGTTGGAGGCTGGGTTGGATTGCTACCCTTCCTGGCATCAATGAAAGGTAAGTATTTTGATACGATCGTTAACATTGATATTGATACATCCGTACATGCCGCAGCCAACGAACTTAACCTAGGACTGTTTTCAAAGTTCAAAAATCTTAGTGATGATGTTAGAACTATTAACTTTGAAAAATTTAAAAATGCATTGATAGTTGATACTATAGTAGAACACTTTAAGGATCACGGTGAATGGGTTAAGTCATTACCAAACACAGTAAACGTTGTACTTCAAGGAAATGACATGTTTCACGTGCCGGATCATGTTAATTGTCATAACTCATTGGAGGAGTTTGAAAAGTCTTGCGGGCTTGCAAACATTAAGTGGTGCGGTGAACTATCACTGTATAAGTGTAACAGATATATGGCCATTGGTAAAGTATGAGTTTACGTGCAGAAAAGACACATGTTCAAATAGATTTAGAACGCTTAGTACATGAGGCGTTAAAATTAACATGGGACGAAGTAAATCAAAAAACAATTACCCAAGTTGCAATACAAAACGGTGGAGTAGATGACTGGGCCGAGGGAACTGGGTCAAGGCCGAATGTAACAGAAACCCAGTGGGACAAATTACATCCTAGTTTAGTAGGGACCTGGTGGGAAACTGACTTCTTCCCTAGCTTGCCTTGGAAAGTGTATAGGACACGAATCATGACAATGGAAGGTCGTCGCTGTTACAGCATACACAAAGACGACAATCCTAGATTACATATTGCACTGAAAACTACAAACCAAGCAAGGTTTATCTTTACCAAACCGCCCGAAATTATACATATACCTGCAGACGGATATGTTTGGTGGGTAGACACTAGAAATGAACACACAGCAATTAACGGATCAATTGAACCGCGTGTACACCTACTAATGAGCTTGGTTAGCAACGACACCGATTAATGACTACATACAAATATGAGTTTATATGTTAAAACTACCAATGCAGACGAGTTCAAAGAGTACCGGGCTGATTATATTGTTTTTCTAAAAAAGATTGCCAAGTTAAAAAGCCCGGCTTTCGTAAATATGGGACCTCAAATGCCAATGGGGTTTTTGCACTTAGTTGATAACTTAAAAAGATGGCGTAAAGATCAAGGAGAGATTGGTCTTTTATACGATGACACATCTGGATCTATTGTTGGAATTAGTGCAGTAGAACATTGTCAGTTATCAGCAGAGTTAAGTTCTGGTGGTAATCGTTGCTGGATACTTCCAAAGTATCGTCAAAACAACGAAATAACTAAGCACTTGCTAAAATCCAATCTAGACTGGTCTAGAAATAATGGCAAGCTGGGAATGTTATTAACTTTTAACGAATACAACAAGTGGATTTATGATACAGTAGTTAAATTGTCTACCAACTCGGGCGCCACATTAGGTACAGTATGGAGCGATTGGTGGGATGATTGCATTGCACTTCCTAGGATGGTTCGTTTACATAATACACCACAGTGGGCAATTATTAAACCTATTGACAGCAACCGTTGTAAAGAAATGGTTGCTGAAATTGATAAAAAATATGGTGTAAGAGACAAACCTTTTATAACAACAGCGGTGAAGAATGTCCAATATCGTTAATACAGAAAACAACTTTTTAATTTACTACTATAATGACGACGAGTCACAGTGGTGGAGGAACGACAAGTACGATACCACTCATATGAGGGTTGGCGGCTGTACACGAAAACCATTTTCCTTTAAAACTGAAATAATAAGGACTGCTAGGTCATTGATGGAAATTTATCCCGATCTAACAGTTTTTATGAGTGGTGGTCTAGATAGCGAAATTGCACTTAGAGCGTTTCTTGCCGCCGGCCTGAAGCCAAAACTAGCAACAGTTCGTTTTCCAAACGGAGCCAACGACCACGACATTGGCCCTATGTTAAAAATGATTCAAGGAATGGGTTTACAATGTCGAATCATTGATTTTAATATTGAAAAATTTGTTGAGTCGGGCGAATGTTATGAAGTGGCAAAACGTTATCAAGCATATTCATTATATCAGCAAATGCTTCTCCGTGTTGCAGAAGGTTATGCCGCCCCAATGATTACAGTAGATGAAGTTGAATTAGAGAAGATACCAAGTATTGACTGGGACACTGGTAAAAGTAAAATAAGCTGGTATTTCTTAAAAAAGGAAGACCAAGATGGTGTATGGAGAAGATTTAATAAGATAACAGGCATCCCTGCTCTTAATAATTTCTATACATATAGTCCAGAGTCAATGTTATCTTTTTTAGATTTACCTACTGTTGACGATCTTATTAACGACAGAATCTTTGGTAAGCTTGGGTGGACAAGTAGCAAAATTCAAATATATTCGCATACTGGCTTCCAGTTTAGACCTAGACCTAAGTTTACTGGAGTTGAGAATTACATGCACTTGTGGAATCAAGTACAATACAATATACACGAACACTTGGGTGAAATGTTGCCACGGGGTTACGGTGTGAATGCTTTAGAGCTAAGAGACAATTTAAGAGCAGGAAAAGAAACATTATGTCATATAATTTAAAACCACTAGACGAACACGATTTAGATCTCATGGTGACAACTGCCATGTCCATTTATGAAGGAAGCGACCCAAACAAGTACCCTGACTTTAAAATTACCAATGATGTAGATAGAGAAACACGATTTAAAAAGTTTTTTAAATTATTTGTAATGCCTGCTAGATTTAACAATCATAATGTGCGTAAAGCATTTGGATTGTTTAAAGATGATGAATGTGTTGCCCTTGTTGGCGTTCGTCGCTGGGGACACATGCCAAGTTGGAGTATTAGCTGGTTGTTAAGTCCAAGTATTGGACCACGGTTTATCCCGATGTTTAGAATCATCGTTGCAGAGTTATGTAAGTTCCACGAAGCCGCTGGTATGAACGAGTTTTTTGTCACATATCCTAGCGATAGGGAAAGTGCTTACAGTAGAATTATGGCTCCCACTCGAGAGCGTTATTATACCTTTGTTGAATGCACTATTCCTAAAGGTGAGCGACATTCCTACGGATTTATTCATGAGCTAATGGGCGGGGTATTGCACCCGCACGATATGAGTTTAAGAAGATATATACTTCGTCGAGAGAACACAGAACCGTTAAATGCCGGTGGAAAAATAACCAGAATTAAAGAGAGAACAAATGACA